GAGGCAGAAAAAACACAAAAAGAAAAGGAAGAGAAAGCAAGACAAGAGAAGTTAGAAGCTGAAAAAAGACAAGCAGATGCAATTATTGCTATAGAGAAAAGTAAACAAGACGCAAAGAAAAAAGCAGTAGATGCAGCGATTGGATTATTTGGTGCAGAAACCGCAGCGGGTAAGGCGGCATTAATAGCAAAGCAGTTCTTGGTTGCTCAAGAGTTTATACTTGATGCTAAGGCTCAGATACAAAAAGCAAAGAAAGCTATTGCAGATGTTACTATTACGGGCGCAGAGGCGAGTACAGAGGTTTCGGGTTCAGTGGCTAAAGCGGCTAATACTGCACCACCTCCGTTTAACATTCCTTTTATTCTTACTGCTATAGCAACAGGAGCGAGTATTATAGCGGGTGTTAGATCTGCTATTGGAGCGACTAAGCAAGCTGCAGCGGCTGCAGGTGGCTCAGGTGGTGGAGTTAGTATTCCTTCAGTATCTGCATCTGTTTCACCACAAATAAATACCGTAGGAAGTTCAGGAGTAAATCAGTTGGCTGAAAGCATTAACGCACAAACCAAACAACCTGTTAAGGCTTACGTAGTAGCGGGTGAGGTTACAACTGCACAAAGCCTTGAGCGTAATGCGGTTAGAGAAGCGAGTATTTAAAAAGCAAAATTAGAACATAAAGACGTTATATAGTTATGAAGATAATCGAGTTAATACTTGACGAGCAAAACGAGTTCTCAGGAGTAGAGGCAATCTCTGTAGTAGAGAATCCTGCTATTGAAGAGGACTTTATTGCATTAGCAGACCAAGAGGTTAAACTTGCTGAGGTAGATAAAGAGAAACGAATCTTAATGGGTGCGTTACTTGTACCTAATAAGCCAATCTACAGAAGAAACAAAGAAGAGGAGTACTATGTGTACTTTTCTAAGGATACTATCCGCAAAACTGCTGAGATGTTCTTAATGAAGGGTAATCAAAACAACTCAACATTAGAACACCAACTGCCTTTAAATGGCTTATCACTTGTCGAATCTTGGATCGTAGAAGATGAGGTAAAAGACAAGAGCAGACTTTACGATATTAACGTGCCTGTAGGTACTTGGATGGGAGCGGTAAAAGTCAATAACGAAGAGGTTTGGAATGACTACGTAAAGACAGGTAAGGTAAAAGGCTTCTCAATCGAAGGCTATTTTGCCGATAAGATGCCAAGACCGCAAGAGTCGATTAATGAAGAACTAAGTGCTATCGAAGAAGAAGAAGCAGAAACACTACTTGCAACTGTTAGAGCAATTATCAAAGGAGATAAAAGACTAAAGAGTGGTAAGCGTACAGAGTTAGAATCTTACTCAGATTATCCTGATGGTGTTAAGAATAATGCTAAGAGAGGTATTGAACTAAACGAGAAATTAAATAACAAGTGTGCTACTCAAGTAGGTAAAGTAAGAGCGCAACAACTTGCAAGCGGACAACCTATTTCTGTAGAAACTATTAAGCGTATGTATTCTTATCTCAGTAGAGCAGAGGAGTTCTACGATGAGAACGATACAAGTGCCTGCGGTACTATTTCATTTTTATTATGGGGTGGTAAAGCAGGTAAGAGATGGGCAGAGGCAAAGTTAAAAGACTTAGGACAGATAGACCTAAAGAAGCCTTGTCAGGATGGCTATGAGATGATTGGAATGAAAGAAAAGAACGAAAGATTAGTCCCTAACTGTGTACCTATAAATGGCTAAACAGACAGTCGTACAGAAAGTAGTTAAGCCTAAAAAGTATGGTTTACAAGCTAAGACTAAGACAAGCAAACTAAAGAGTTCTAAGAACTATAAAAAAGCATACAAGGGACAAGGTAGATGATAAAAAATACATCATACAAAGTACAAGCAGACGTAGATACTGACGCAATACGTAACGCTTACCAAATCGAGGAAGGTGCATATGTTACTACCGAAAGCGGTGTGTACACAGTCTTTAATGGCGAGTGGGTAAAGTTATATCCACAAGCGGGAGCAAATACAGGTATTGGGTGGACACGATACGATGATACGGTTTACATAGAGTCTAACAAACTTTCGCTAACCGATGGTGTACAAGTTACTCTACCTAACAACGGAGGTAATATAGTACGATCATATTCGGGTATAGACTACTACGACACGAGTACTCAGAAGGTATTAGGAGAAACGCTTAATGATGTGTATGTAATGACTGTCGTATTTAAGGCATCTGCATCCAACGCTAATCAGACCTTTTTAAGACTACAATTAGAAGGCGGTAATGGCACACCTTATGAGAGAGTAGGAGTTGATGTAAACTTCACTAAAGGAAATGATGTAATGCACGAGTTCCATCAAGTTTTTCAATACTACACCGATTCTGCTTTTATAAGTAGTGGTGCTACTTGGAAACTAACCTCAACAGGAGGTGCAGCGAGTGTGTGGGATATTATTTACTTCATTCAAAAGACACAAAGCTATGCATAGTGATTTTAAAACACCAAGTAAGAGTAGTCCTAAAGGCGGTAACAGAGGGTGCTTATGTTGGGATACAAACAAGTATTCTAAAAAGTGTTGCGATGGCTCACTAAGAGCGCAAGGCATCGGAAGAACAAGAGGAACTGAATAATGAAAATGCAAATAAATAATCAGTAATCGTTATATAACTATGAAACCAAGTGAAATGTTAAATCAAATCAAAAATGTCTTAGGCATTGAGTTATCTGCGGAGGAAGTAACACAAGAAGTTGCTGAGAAAGTAGAACTTGCTCAAATGACCTTAGAGAATGGTACTGTAATCGAAGCAGAAGAATTTGCACCTGACTTTGAAGTATTCATCATAACAGAAGAAGAGCGTATAGCACTACCTGTAGGTGAATATGAATTAGAAGAAGGTCGAATCCTTGTTGTTGAGGAAGTAGGTATCATTAAGGAAATTAAGTCTGAGGAATCAGAGGGAGAAGAAGCCGAAGTAGAAGTTGAAGCTGCTGAGGAAGTAAAAGAAGAAGAAATGGGATATGTGAAAAAAGAAGAGTTCGCTGCTGCTATCGACGAGATCAAAGCAATGATTGACGAGGTAAAAGCAGGAATGAAAGAAAAAGAGGAAATGGCACAAGTAGTAAAAGAAGAATTATCTGCTACACCTGCTGCTGCACCTCTAAAGCACAATCCTGAAGCAGAAGCTAAAAAACAGATGTTTAACTACTCATCTAAAAGAGCGTCTTCTACAAAAGATAACGTATTATCTAAAATCGCAAAAATTAACAAATAACAAATAAACAAAAATGGCTACAACTACTTCAATTACAACAAGTTACAGCGGATCGTTTGCCGGTCAATATATCGCTGCAGCACTTTTATCGGGTAAAACCATCGAGGATGGTGCTATCGAGGTAAAACCAAACATCAAATTTAAAGAGGTAATCAAAAAAGTTGCTACTGATTCTAACGTAATCAAGAACGCTACTTGTGATTTTACCGACACCGCTACAGTTACTCTTACCGAGCGTATTCTACAACCTGAAGAGTTCCAAGTAAACCTTGAACTTTGCCGAAAGGATTTTAGATCGGATTGGGAGGCTATCGAAATGGGAATGTCTGTTTATGACAACCTACCTCCTTCGTTCTCAGACTTCCTTATCGGACACGTAGCAGGACTTGTTGCTGAGAAAACAGAGCAAAACATTTGGGGTGGTGTTAACGCTAACGCAGGTGAGTTTGACGGATTTACTGTACTTATGGCTGCTGATGCAACTGTAAACGATGCAGTAAACACAGGTATCACTTCTTTCACTTCATCTAACATCATCAACGCTTTAGGAAACGTAGTAGATGCTATCCCTTCTGCAGTACTTGGAAAAGAGGATTTAACTATCTACTTACCTACTGTTGCTTTCCAAGCGTATGTACGTGCTTTAGGTGGTTTCGGTGCTTCAGGTCTTGGTGCTGCGGGTGTTAACGCTCAAGGTACACAATGGTACAACAATGGTAACGCTCTTTCTTTCGAAGGTATCAAAGTTCAGCTTGCGCCGGGAATGCCTGTTGACCACATCGTAGCGGGACAGAAGTCTAACCTATACTTCGGTACAGGACTACTTTCAGACCACAACGAAGTTAAATTACTTGATATGGGAGATCTTGACGGATCACAAAACGTACGAGTAATTATGCGTTTTACTGCAGGTGTACAGTACGGTATCGGTTCAGACCTTGTACTATTCACTTTAGCTTCCTAATAATTTAATGTCTAACGAAAGAGGGTAGGTAAGCCGACAAAGCCTACCTGCCCTTTTTTAATTTATAAAAACTTATGGCTTGTTCTTTATCACTTACGGGCAGACAATATCCTTGCGCAAAAGCAGTAGGAGGTCTTAAAAAGATTTACTTCGCAGCTTTCGTAGAGGGTGGTTTGACCATCACATCAGGCGCAGTTAATGGTACTTGGTACGGGTATGACCTAAGAGGTGCATCATCTGTAGAAACTGCTATTAATGGTTCACGCGAAAATAACTCTATCTTCTATACTCAGACGGTAAACATTCAGTTACCACTTCTTGATTCTGCAACACAAGACGAGATTAAACTATTAGCTGCTGCAAGACCTCACATCGTAGTTGAGGACTACAACGGTCAGCAAATGGTAGTAGGTCTTGAACACGGAGCAGACCTTACAGGTGGTACACTTGCTACAGGTGCTAACTTAGGAGATTACTCAGGATTCACTCTTACATTCGAGGCTCTTGAGAAAAATCCTCCTGTGTTCTTAACTGACGCAGTTACTGATTCTGCTGCTTCACCAATCTCACCTGTAGTTGGTGCTGCGAGTTAATCACTTACTTAACCAATAATTAAGGGGGCATTATGCCCCTTTTTTTATTTATAGATACAAATAGCAAACTTCTATTCGTTATATATACATAAGAGTTTAAGATGATAATTCTAACAACAAGCACGAGTGAGCAAACGATTAGGGTAATACCAAGATCGTACCCTGATGAGATTAGTCTTGTTCTAAGAGATGAGATAACTAATGAAGTAACCACTAAGACTATAGAGAGTTTAGAGTGGGATAACAATAACGACTTTTGGAACTTAGCTAACTACGATTGGAATGAAACGGGAGGTATTGTTTACGACAATGGATATTTAGTGATTACTACAGAGTTAGCATTAGTAGAGAATCACTTTTACGAACTAACTATTAAGGATGGTGCGAATACGATTTACAAAGACAAGATATTCTGTACCGACCAAACAATAAGCGACTATTCAGTAAATAATAACGAGTATGTTACAGAGAATAGTTACGATAATGACTATATAGTAATATGAGCAGAAACACACCAAAACCTAAAGTACATAACGACCTAAGAGTTGTAAACTTTAGCACGTACACTTCACCTAAGATTGTAGAGCAAAAAGATAAGGAGTGGGTAAAGTACGGAGGGGACAATAACTACTATCAGTATTTAATTGATAGATACAATGGCTCACCTACTAATAACGCTATTATCAATGGTATCTCAGAGATGATTTACGGAAAGGGATTGGATGCTACTGATTCTAATCGTAAACCTGATGAGTATGCACAAATGAGAGCCTTATTCTCTAAGGACTGCGTAAGGAAGTTAGCGTACGACTTAAAGTTAATGGGTGGTGCTGCAATGCAAGTTATCTACTCTAAAGACCGATCACGAATTGTACAAGTAGAACACTTCCCTGTAGAAACACTAAGAGCAGAGAAATGCAACGATGATGGTGATATAGAGGCTTACTACTATATGGCAGATTGGTCTAAGTATAAACCATCGGATAAGCCACTACGTATTCCTGCGTTCGGTTTCTCTAAGGAGAGTATCGAGATTGTATTTGTAAAGCCTTATCGAGCAGGATTCTATTACTACTCACCTGTAGATTATCAAGGAGGGTTACAATACGCAGAATTAGAAGAGGAGATATCTAATTATCACCTTAACAACATAATGAACGGACTTGCTCCTTCTATGCTTATTAACTTCAATAATGGAGTTCCTAACGAAGAAGAGAGAAGTCTAATCGAGCAACGTATTTATCAGAAGTTCTCAGGTTCTTCTAATGCGGGTAAGTTTATTCTTGCGTTTAATGACAATGCAGATACTGCAGCTTCTATAGAGCCTGTACAATTAAGTGATGCACATCAGCAGTACCAATTCTTGAGCGATGAATCAATGCGTAAGATAATGGTATCGCATCGTGTAGTATCACCTATGCTTTTAGGTATTAAAGACAATTCAGGATTAGGTAACAATGCAGAGGAGTTAAAGACTGCTTCTACATTGATGGATAACACCGTTATTAGACCATTTCAGACACTTTTACTTGATGCCTTTGAGCAAGTATTAGCTTACAATAGTATCTCGCTTAAATTGTACTTTAAAACGCTTCAGCCTTTAGAGTTCACCGACCTTGACAATGCGGTTACTAAAGAGCAAGTAGAAGAGGAAACAGGTGTTAAGATGTCGAGTGATAAGCCCGATTCCCCTGATACATCTGACGAACACTTAGATAAAATCTTTGAGGCTTTAGAAGGTCTTGGAGAGGATGAGGACTTAGACGAATGGGAGTTAGTAGATGAGCGACCTGTTGACTACGGACAAGAGGAGGCTTTAGATAAGATGTTAGGACTTGCAAGTACAGGTAGAGCAATACCTAATGCAAAGAGTGAGCAAGATCAGAGCGTAGATGGTGTACAATTCAAGGTACGATACCAATACGCACCTCTTACTACTAAACAAAATTCAAGAGAGTTCTGTAAGAAAATGGTAAACGCTAAGAAGATATACCGAAAAGAGGATATTGAAAAGATGTCGAGCCAAGCGGTAAATGCAGGATTCGGTGTAGGTGGTGCTGATACTTACGATATATGGCTTTATAAAGGTGGTGCAAGATGTCATCACTTTTGGATGCGTAAGACGTATATGTCAAAAAGAGGCAGACCCGATGTAGGTAATCCTAATGCTGAGGTGAGTGTTAATAAAGCAAGAAAAGAAGGACTATCACCAATTACTAACGATCCGAAAGTAGCTAAACGACCTGTAGATATGCCGAATGAAGGCTTTGTAAATCCAAGATAAGATGGCAGTAGCATTATTTATTAAAAGACAAGACTTAGTAAGAAACAGTATCATTAATGGAAACGTAGATACTGACTTATTTATTCAGTACATCAAAGAGGCTCAACAGATTCACGTTAGAAACTACTTAGGTACTGATTTATACAACAAGATTAGTGCTGATATCATAGCGGGTACATTAAGCGGTGATTACTTAGACTTGGTGAATGACTACATCCAACCTATGCTTATCTATTATGCTATGGTGGACTATTTACCATTTGCAGCTTTTCAGGTTAAAAACGGAGGTGTATTTAAGCACCGATCAGAGAACGCTGATGTAGCAACAAAAGAGGAAGTAGATTTTATTACTAACAAGTATCGGGACAAAGCGGAATACTACACAAGAAGATTCATAGATTATATGAGTTTCAATCAAGAGTTATTCCCTGAGTACTATACTAATAGTAACGATGATATTCACCCCGATACAGATGCAACTTTTTCAGGATGGGTTTTATAAATAAAAAACAACAAAAAGGATATAAACCGAAGAACTTAAACGTTATTAAGTTAGAGAAGTTCTTAAAGAAGATTAAAGATGTCAAATAGCACAAATTGGGGAAGTATTTATTGTACTACTTGGTGGGGAGATGCTTCTAATGTAGAAACTATCGCTATTGACAGTCAGCCTTTTTGTTTTATTGATTATGTATTATCACTATTATTATGACCTACGACAATAACATAGATTGGGGAGAAATCTACGAATCCACTTGGTGGGGAGTAGGAGTGGACACGAACACTATTGGGTGGGGTATTGTCTATAAGGATATTGCGGGGCAAGACTTTTGGCAGTTTCAGAACTCTTACTACCAAGATGAGATTAACATTTGGAATGATATTTAAAAATTAAAATATATGTCAACATTAACTAACACAAAGATTAAAGACACCTACAAGTCGCTCCTCAAAGTTTCTGACAACGGGAATTTAGAAGCAGGCTTGCAAGAGATTACCGATGGTGAGGGTAATGCTTCAGGTGTTCAACTAAACACAGGCGGTGATTTAACTGCTTCGGGTACTGTTGCTTTTGGGTCATTAAAAGACTCAGGAGAAAACATTACTATTACAAAGTTCGTAGATGAAGCGGATGGTATTGCTGCTAATGACAATGATACTTCTATTCCTACTTCTGCAGCGGTAAAAGACTATGTAGATACTAAGGTAACTGCAGAGGACTTAGACTTTGCAGCAGACTCAGGAACAGGATCAGTAGACTTAGACTCTCAGACGTTTACTATTGCGGGTACTGCTAACGAGATTGAAACCTCAGCAAGCGGACAGACTATTACTATTGGACTACCTTCTACTATAACCGCTAACGTAACAGGAAACGTAAGTGGTAACGTAACAGGAAACCTTACAGGAACTGTTTTAACCGCAGCGCAGACTAATATCACTTCAGTAGGTACGTTATCAAGTCTTGCAGTAAGTGGGAATCTTACAGTAGATACTAATACGTTATTTGTAGATGCATCAAATAATAGAGTGGGTATTGGTCAAGGTAGTCCTGTTTATAAAATGCACATAAAAGGTGATGCAACATTCCCCTTGGGTATTGACGCTAATACGGGTCAATTTTCTACAATAGAATTCTTAGAAAACGGAGTTGTAAAATCTCAGATTTTTAGCAGTCCTTCTGACTATTCGATGTTTATAAGAACAACTACTGCTGCTGATTTAAAATTAGGTACGAACAACACAGAACGTATGCGCATAACCTCAAGCGGTAGTGTAGGTATAGGAGAATCGAGTCCTACTGCTAAATTACAAGTAAAAACAACGGGTACGTCCAACGAAGATGTTGCTTTATTTGGAAATAGCAATATACCTGATGGATTAGCTATAACCACTAATGGAAATTTAGATTGGGGGTTCAATGCGAGAAACTCAAGAAACCTTACTTTCTCTACGAATCAGACAGAAAGAATGCGCATAGACTCTTCGGGTAATGTGGGTATAGGACAAACTCCTGATGCAATTTCTAAATTGGCTGTTTACGGTGGTAGATTTTACATAGATGCTACAAATGAATTTTCTATAAGAATCTCCAATACAGGAACTGTTGGGGGGTTTATAGGAACACCTTCTTCAGGAGCTTTAGGATTTTATAGTTCAACAGGTGGGGAAAGAATGCGCATAACGAGTGGGGGTGATGTTTTTATTGGCACTTCAGACCCCACTACAGATAATGGAGTGGGATTATATGATACGGGTCAAATATATACGCATATTGATGGAACAAATGCAACCTCTCAATTTATATTTTATAGAAATAGTGGTATTGCGGGTTCAATTTCAACAACAGGAACTACCACTTCTTATAACACCTCTTCTGACTACAGACTAAAAGAAGATTGGCAACCAATAGCAAATGCCTTAGAAAGAGTCGATGAATTAAAGCCTATTAATTTTGCTTGGAAATTAGATGGTTCAAGAGTAGATGGTTTCTTAGCACACGAACTTGCTGAAGTAGTACCCGAAGCAGTAACAGGAGAAAAAGATGCAGTAGAAGAATACGAAGTAACTCCTGCGGTTCTTGATGAAGAAGGAAACGTTATCGA